GGGGTATAGAGTGCGCCGTTTTTCCCATGTCGGTGGTAACTGCAACAACAGTTCAGCCTACGGTACGTTCACGCTCAATCTGAACAACACGCTGTCGAATTCGAACTGGAACAATGGGGCGGCACAATCTAACCAGTTATGGAACAATCACTAAATGCCCTCTATATTCCTCTCCCCTTGGAGAAAATAAACTTGAAGCAAGCGACTGCAAGTAGCATGTCGAAAGCGGTCGAGAGGTTAAGAGAATGAAATCTTATAATCATCTATATGAAAAATTCATCTCAGATGAAAACATCTACCTTGCTATCAAAAACGTATGTAAACATAAGCTTAACAGGAGACGCTTCAGAGAACTGCATGACCACCCTGAAAAGTATATCGATTGGATAAGAAGTCAGGCAATGGATTATCGTAATGACAGACATACTCCAATAGAGATATACGACGGGATTCAAAGAAAGAAAAGAACTATTATCGTCCCGTCTTTTAGAGAACAGATAATACATCATATGGTTGTGAATGTCCTAAAACCCATCATCATGAAACCTATGTACGAACATTCGTATGGTTCTATTCCCGGAAGAGGTGGAACTATGGGAATGAAGAGGATTAAAAGGTGGATAGGGAATGATGTAAGAGGAACAAAGTACTGCCTTAAGATGGATATAAAGAAGTATTTCGATTCTGTTCCTCATGAGATTGTTATAGAGAAACTAAGCAAACAAATCCATGATGAAAAGTTCCTAAGAATACTTGTGGAGATAGTCAGTGTCAATGAGACGGGGCTTCCTCTTGGGTTCTATACGAGTCAGTGGCTTGCTAACTGGTATCTTACAGAACTTGATCATTACATCAAAGAGAATCTTGCAGCATGCCATTATATCAGATATATGGATGACATGATAATATTCGGGTCTAATAAGAGAAAACTTCGCAAGATGAGAATTTATATAGAAGAATATCTTGAGAAGAACCTTGGGCTTAGACTTAAGGGGAACTGGCAAGTCTTTTCCCTAAAAACAAGATTCCTTGACTTTATGGGGTTTAGATTCTACAGGAACAGGGTGACTTTGAGACGGACTATACTGTATAAGGCATGCAGGAAAGCTAAGAGGTTATCTAAAAAGTGTCCAACCATCCATGATATGAGACAGATCCTGTCCTATCTTGGATGGTTCTCCCAAACGGATACTTATGGCATTTTCAAGAAACGATTCGCTAACTATATCAATATCAAAAAATTTAAAAGAAAGGTGGGCAAATATGACAAGCACATGGCAAAGCTGTCAGGGCGACTACAAGCCACTTGAAATTTTTACAAGGAACAACCTTACAGTAATAACCAAAAATATCAAGGAAGTTGAAGAGGGACTTTATCAGTGGGAAGAGTACGCAATGCCAACAGAAGCTTATGAAAGAGTGATAGCCAGCACACTTCCGCTTTCAGAAAAATTGGATGGTGCAATTCAGACAATGCTCCCTGAATGGAACGCAGACTCTTACGAGTATTTTGCTGGGGAAAAGGTGACATATAATAACGAATTTTACAGATGCATCCAGAGTCATACCTCTCAGGCAGACTGGACTCCTGACACAGCAGTTTCATTGTGGGTAAACATTGCAGATCCGTCACAGGAATGGCCAGAATGGAAGCAGCCAACAGGTGCACATGACGCTTATAATAAGGGCGATAAGGTAAGCCATCTTGAGAAACATTGGATATCTGACATTGATGCAAATGTCTATGAGCCTGGAGTATATGGCTGGAATGAAGTTTGATGAACAAAAGGAGAAATAAAAAGCGGAGCATATTGGCGGTAGCTGATGCCTAAACGTTTTATCGCGGGAGAGTAACACGTGGCACTCCGCTTTTTACGCAAAAGCAGAATTAATCATTGAGGTGGTGGAATAGGTAGACACATCGACAAGTCATGATAGGGAGTACCATCAAAAACATGGTATATGTAAGGTGCAAATCCTTACCCGCAATGATTTTATTACACAAAAGCAGAATATGAAATGAAAGATTAACAGTGATACAGACTTTCACAGGTAACAATAGGGAGCATTGAGCCAATGGCAGATGAGATAATTACACAATAAAGCTATTGCCAACAATCTTTAGAGGGGTATCACATTTAGTTCACAAAAGCAGAAAAGGAGAACATGGAACCAAATACAATGACGATGGAACAATATTATAAAGATTGCGATTATCTAACAGGTGAGAATTATGATAATATTCAGTACGATTCCTGTATTTATTGCTATCGCTATGATATTTGTTCTAAAGCTTTCGAGAATCACAGATCGCAAAAGCAGAATTTAACGAACCAATAGAGCCGCAGAAATGCGGCTCTTATTTGTTAGGGGGTCAAAATATGGGAATCCTTCAATCAAGTGCATTAACGCTTATTGTCGGGGCTCTTGGAGCTCTGATCTCACTATATCTTACATACCTTTTTAATCGCTTCACAAAAAAGACAGAAGCATACAGAAAGCAGCGAGAAGATCAGGAAGCTGCAGCACTTAAAAAAAAAGAGCAAGACGATACTCTTATACTCCTGATCCTGAAGATTGAGCTCAGATATATCATCGACAAGACCAACGAGCGCGGATTCTACAGTGTAGACGAGCGCAGAAGATACCAATATATGTTTGATGTGTACAAGGAACGAGGAGGCAATGGAGAAATCGAGCGCGACTTTCTGAAGCTCGACTCGTTGCCTTACGAGAAACAATAAAATCACATTTTTAGGCGATTTATTCTTGATTTTTGCAGAAAAATCACTGTTTTTGAAAAAAAAGATGCAAAAAGAAAGGGGTTATGATATGACGAAGGAAGATCTTATCAGGAAGTTAACTTCAAGGAAATTTGCAAGCGCTCTGCTTGCCTTTATTACAGCTATTCTTGTAGCCTTCAATATGTCGGAAAATCAGATAGCTCAGATTGTAGCTATAATCGGCTCTTTTCTGACCTTGATATCGTATATTTTAGCAGAAGGTCAGATCGATGCTGTAGCAATTAATAGCCAGGCAAAAGAAGAACCTGACTCTCAGAAGGAAGAAGAGGAAGAGCCATGACTATAGCTGGATATGGGATTGACGTATCTCACCATCAGGGTAAAATTGATTGGCCAAAGGTCGCCAGATCGGGGATCACATCAGCCGGGAATCTTCCTGTTAATTTTTCAATTCTAAAATGCATATATGAGTCTCAGAGTCATCGACCAGACGAACGATTCGAAGAAAATTATCAAGGATGCATCAATAATGCAATTAATGTCGGGATATACGTATATCATGCGAGTGCTTCCCTGGCTGATCCGGTAGCCGAGGCTGAAGCTCTTGTCAGAACGCTCAACGGAAGAAAGCTGCATCTCGGTATCTGGCACGATCTTGAAGACAAGTCTTTGAGAGCTGCCGGAAATCTCGCGATCCATAAGATGCTCAATATTGAAGATGAGATCCTAAAGAGCCATGGATACACGGATATTGGTATATATTGCTCGAAGTATTGGCATGATTCTGTATTAGATAAAAAATATTTAAAAGCTAAATATAAATATTGGTGGATCGCTCGATATCTTAAGAACGATCTTGGCCAGATCCCGCCGGAGTCCATGAGTTCGGAGAAATATGCAGATGCCTGGCAATTCTCAAGCAAGGGAAAAGTATCAGGGATTGCCGGAAACGTAGATCTTGACGTTGACTTTACGGGACTAGCTGCAGCTATGGCCAAAGATCTCCCAAAGTCCGAAGATGGATTTACTCCATCTAAACAGGGCATTAAGACTGTAAAAGTCACAAATAAGCTCAATATTCGCCTAAGTCCTGAGCTTGGAGATAATATCATCGGTCAGATCCCGAACGGGGCAAAGGTCAATGTTACCGAAATCTCCGGCAAGTGGGCGAAGATAGAAGGCTGGGTCTCCGCGAATTACCTAGATTAATTAAAATTGTAATTACTTTTGGCCGCTGCATCTCGCAGCGGTCTTTTTTTAATGCATAAAAATTATTACGATAAATTGATAATAAGTGATATACTAAAGTAGTCAACTCCTACCGAGTTCGAAGTTGATTCTTGCACCGAAAGCAGATCGGACGAATGGCCTTCCTCCGGTCTGCTTTTTTCGTGAAAAATTCTGTCCAAAATTCTGTCCATCCATTTTTTAGACGTAGTAAATAAGCGCATCAAAGCCGAAATTAATACGGGTTCGATTCCCGTCATCTGCTTCTTTTAATATAGTCAGTATTTATGCGGATTGACTTCCAAGGTCGCTCCAGCTGTCGCTTTCAGAATTAAAAAAGCTTTAACTCAATTAAAACAATTTTAATCGAATTAAAGCATTTTTAATAAAATTCTGTCCAATATTCTGTCCAACATTTTGATAATAATATATTCGTTATATCATTTTATTTCTTTTCGTAATTCCTCAGAAAAAACTTCGGAAAAATAATTATTTGTTTTCTTTACGTATACATTAGATTGAGACTTAAGCGGATTCCTGTAAATCGCTTGTAATATTCTTGCATCCTTATGGCCAGATCGCTGCTGGATATATTGATCAGGTATACCAATTGAATGCATGATCGAAATCGTGTAATGCCTGAGATCATGGAAGCGGCACTTCATTCCGAGAGAATCCCGGAGCTTACAAAAAGCAACAGTAATAGCATTCGGAGTACAATTAAAAATATATCCTTCGCCTTGACCGATTAAGTCGATAACTTCCTTGGGATAAATGACTTGTCGAGTCGATTGCGCATTCTTGGCGTAATCCTTGTAAATCCAATTATTATCATGATCCTTAACCACGTCAGAATGAATATATATCGCATTGAAGTCTCGAAGTATATCCTCGTATTTGATCGCGCAGACTTCGCCGCGTCTGAGAGTACCAAGAGCGCTCAAGATGATAGCAAGATACAGATTCCGGTTCGATCTGCTCGCCTCAAGTAGCTTTATAACATCTTCATTATCCGGGATATTTCGTTCTATGGCCCGAGCTTTGGGCAAAGTAAAAATATAGCGCTTTTCAGGATTTGCTTGCCTTAGAGCCGAAATAAGAAGCGATGCTGCATTCTTAACAGTCTTCGGCGATCTTGTAAGAGCAATTGAATTTATTACCTTCTGGATATCTGAATTCGTCAGATCGGCGATGCTTATTTCTTCGATTTCTGCGAAGTAATTTTGCTGCATCGTGATATATCCGCGAAGAGAAGCCGGAGATAAGACTGCGCTTCGATTCTGTATGTATAAATCGATAGCATCTTTGACTGTCGGCAGCAGTCGATTTTCTCGGCGATGCATTTGATATTGAGCCGCCAGAAG